ATCAACGCCGCTTGGCAGGTTGTACTTCTGAGTCACCGTTGGCATCTGCATCAAGGCGTTAAAGTGCTTGCGCAGTTCAGGGTCGACGGAGAAGTGCAGGTAGGCTTCGCTTGGGTTCTCGATGCCGGGGAACGAGGGGCGAGGGCCAGACTTCTTACTGCCAAGGCGAACCAATTTGTTGAAGTCCTCAATCTGTCCCCTGCTCATCTTGGCTGGGTTGATAGCGGCAAGGTTTGCGTCCGCGTAGTGCTGGGCGTAGTTGATGGAGTCAGGCCCCATCATCACGTAGTTCCCAAGCACAGGCAGGTCATACTGTTTAGAAGCCTCACGAGCGATGTTCTGCACACGGTTAGCCGCACCCAAGCCAGAAGCCCAGAATGCGTCGCCTTCGTGCTCTAAGCCGTACAGAGGGCCTCCATGCTGAGGGGATGGACTCTCCAGTGGAACACCATTCACAGAGTAGATCGTCTTCCCAGAGATCGTTGGGTCACCAGCGATGCCAACCATCACGTTGTCTTTGAGTTCCTCAATGTCTACAGTTCTAGGCAACGCACGTTCAGCACCCGTTGGGCGTATGTCGTGCATCATCTCTTTCTCTCTGGCAAACTGCTTTTGAGTCTTTTCAGCAACTGACTGTGATCCAGTTCTGCCACGGACAAATTCGCCAAGCATCTGTGGAGCCATGCGTCTGGCTATGACATCAATCTCAGCCTTGCTCTTAGGCGCGGCTCTCAATAGCTTAGACAAACCGCCACCAGCCATGTGGACTTCTCCACCTGCTTTTGCCGTTAATGTGGGATCTGGTGAATAGTATTGCGAAAACAAAGAACCAATTGCGTCTTCATTCATACCCATACCCAAAAACTGGTTCCGCAAATCGTTCACAACACCAGCGCCACCAAATGCATCGTAAGCTCTGCTGTAGTCTGGTGTGCTTGGCACAGTAGGCAAGCCATTCGTAGGCACAACGGGGGTTTGAGGCACTGAAGGCGTTACAGCCGCTTCAATCGGAGGAACCTGCTTGGTTGATTTGCCTATCTGCGTAATCTCTTCAAGATTCTGCGGAATAGGTGTGTACGATTGTTGCTCGTTCAAAGCATTTAGCTTTTGAATTTGAGCATCGGTATCAGCGTTTGTGTTTTGTGGATCACTGAATTGACCAACTCCAGCAGGCTCAGACTTGGTAAAAGTTCCGTACTCAATTGGTGTGTTTGGTTGCGTAATCTTTTCACTCTGCTGTGACACGTTGTTAAAAGTATTTTGATTGGGCTGAGTGAATTGAGCTAATGCCCCAATCACGTCATTGTTGTACCTTATGGTTCCTTGCTCGTTTGTATGCAAGTTATCTGACAGTAAGCTCTTGTCCTGCAAGATGTCACCCATTGAGCCAACCAAAGCTACGTTCTGATGCCTGCTGGCGACGTTTTGGAACAACGGATCCATGGTTGGATCAAAGTTGTTGCTGACCACATCATTCATGGATGTTGCAAAAGGTGCACCAGTCAACACAACGTCCACGCCTTGGTTTTCTAGGATCGTAAGAATTTGATCTATGTTGTTTGCAATCTGATCTTTGGGTACGCCGTTTAAGAAGTCCACGCCACCTGTCTGCAAATACACAATGGCATTGGGATCAAAAGATCCGCCAGCATTGATGAAGTCAATCAACTGCTTGTAAGTGTCCGCAGTTGTAGCACCGCCGACAGAAGTGTTGAATGTCGGCATACCGTTAAGCTGGGTCAGTTGGTTGCCAAGCGTTTGGTTCAAGCTGTTCCAACTAGCGCCAGCCAAGATGTTGCCACGCAATACTTTTAATGGATCACCACCGCCTGCCATACGAACTACGCCGCCTGCTTTCATGCGCCTGTTGCCCAGCTCCAGCATCATGATGTCTGGGTTGTTGGAGATGTTGACTTTACCGCCATCAACCTTTTTTGCGCGCCGCTCAATAGCCTTTGCTCCCTTACCAGCCGATTTTACGGCTTGGGCTGTGGCAGGGCCTGTCAAGTACTGCAAAGCCACCGCCTCGGGCAATATGGGAGGAATCTTGTACTGCGTCTCAAGCTTCTCAAGAAAGTCACCTACGTCACCTGCGTACTCATACGCCAAGGGTTGTGTAGGCTTGTACATATTCTCGGCGATGTAGTCCTCAGCGGCTTTACTGCCCTTGGTGATCGCTGTAGGGATAGAAGCAACGGATTGAGCTAGGGCTGAACCCATCAACCTTCCAGCCTGTAAGCCACCAGCAAGCTTCTCTGGGAAAGACCTGTCAGCCTGTACTTGACGCATGAGGTCAGCATCGCGTTGTGTGATGCGCCTGTTCAGCTCTAGGTTCTCTTTGGTAGGGACGCTGAGGTCAACCTTTCCAAACTTAGGAATGACCTCGCTGTACTGCGGAAGTTCCATCGCACGTTCGTCATCAATGAACGGCATTGGCTGAGCCGACTTGAAGTTCTTTGCCTTGATGTTCCCAACTCGTGGGTAGAACGCTGGTTTGTTTTCGTCAGCCATGGCTTATCCCGCTGAGTTGCTGTTAGCCCAATGATACCTTGGGTGTTGGCGTTCGTCCATCATTGTGAATATGGGTTCTCGCGCTTCTTAGCCATACCGCTATCCAAGTAGTCGTCATCATCATAGTCGTCCCTCGGAGCGCCATCGATGTCTAGCCAGCCAGCATCACGTAGGAACCGCAAGCCTTGGGTGCAGGCGTCCACGAAGTCGTCGTGCGTAGAGTCAGGGAAGCTACAGATCTGGGACACGAAGCCCTCAGCCCAGTCCTTGACGTAACCCTTCCTGACACTGCTCTCAGGGATCCATACACGCCCAGCGGCAATGATGTTCGACACAATGTTCAGACGTTGGATCTTGTCTGCGCGACCGGGGTTATACGCCCGAACAGGCAAGTGCCCACGTTGCAAGTCTTGTATAAGAGCTATGCCTGCGGACTTGTCTTCTACGAGGATCAGGTCAACGCGCTTCTTGTCCTTGCCCTCACCATAGACCACGTCGTACTCCTCAATCACCTTGGGGCGTAGGTCTGGGTATTGCAGGCGGTCTTGCCAGCAGTCGATCACCATCGCGGACATGGGGCCATCGAGGGGCTTGAACACGCCAAAGGTAATAGCCGCTGTCGGATCGTTGACAGTCTTCTCCGAGCTGGCGCAGTCGTAGCTTTGCAGGATGTACTCGAACTTAGGGAACGGCTTGTTTGGCGCCCACAGCTTGAACATGTCGCGCTTGACGATCCCTGACTCCTCTGCGTCTATCAGCTCTGCGTGGATCTCCTGCCTTCCTATGGTGGTTCCTTCATAGGACAGGATCTGCTTTTGGAAGCTAGGAGCGAGGTTAGCTAGGTTGACGTAGGTAGATGCGGTCGTCAGGGCTACGTCGTCTCCTTCACGCCCTACAAGCTCCACAATGAGGTCTTTGGGTCGTGGGGTAGTCGTGGCGATGATCTGGGTGCGACCGTCTTCCTTCTTTAAGCGGACGGCGAACTGTATGTTGTACCAAGCTTCGTCGAGGTAGTCCCAAGCCGCAAGCTCGTCTAGCCATGCGCCATGGTACTGACCACCACGGAAACGATCAGGTTCTGAGGCTGAGATGCCTTTGATCAGGCTCCCGTTGATCAGCACGATCTCGTGCAGAGCTTTGTTGTAGTCCCTGATCAGGATGTCGGGGATCACAGCCATGAGTCCTGACTCACCCTCGAAGCATGTACCGCGGACGTCCATAGAGGTAGGGGCGGAGACCAGCCAACGAGTGCCGGGGTTCTCCCATGCCCACCACCAAAGTTGCTCCGCGGCAGTTCTAGTTTTACCTGCTCCACGACCAGCCAGCATGAGCCAGATAGACCAATATGTACCTTGGGGTAGCTTCTGATGATTGAACGCCCCTGAGAGCCATTTGGCGCGTCTGGCGTATGCCATCGCATGGTAGGGGCCCAAGCTCTTGCGGATCTGCGGGTCAGCAAGGATGTCCAGAACGTCTTGGTCAACGACCTCGCTCATTCAGCGATCCTGATTAGCTCAAGGCGCTTGATCGCCACGTCCATGACGTTCTTAATCTCGCCGTCTATGACCATTGTGTCGACCTTCTCCTCGGGTTGTTTGTACTCAGCGTACTTCTTAGGCGCCATACGAGCGGCTGTCCACTTACGGGTGTCGACCCGAAGCTTCATCCACTGCACGTAGGAGGAGTCGAACTTGACCTCGACCAGCTCACCATCCTTGCCAACAACGTGAGCCAGATCAGGGTGCTGGTCAACAATGTCAATCAATTCATCGAACTGCGTCTCTGCTTGGATTTCACGTGCGCGTGTGTATTGTTCAAGAAAGTCAGGCTTGCGCGACAACCAAGTCATCACAGTAGCCAAGCTTGGGATACGCTCATCTAAGCATATCTTGCGTAAGCTCTCACCTAATCCTAGCCTTACGCATATCTCGTTAGCTAACTCATCTGAGTAGACCGATGGTCTGCCCATCTTTGTCACTTCTTTTGTTTGCGGCTTACCTGTCACATCGGCGACTGTGTCGCTGGAAAGATCTTTTGGTTTCTTTGCCATCACTGAACTCCTTTAACGCAAAGTTTAACGGATCTTTGTGTTTGTATGCAATCAGTCCTTCAATCCCCTCATGATCCTTCTATCCATGTCCTTGATGGTTAGCTTGAATTCTTTGTTTTGTTTTTCTAGGTTTGCGGCTTTTACTGTGGCGTGTTTCAGCTTTGACTCGAGCTCCTGTATGCGCTCTTCCAGCTCTTGAACCGTCTTCTCCGTGGTTCCCGTCATCG